ATATTTTGATAACTTATTCCAACATTTGGATAATTTAGAAACTAAATTAGGTGAAATGGACGGTATTATGTCTAAGTTAAATGACTTAGAAATAAAAATTGAAAAATATAGAGAAAAAACACCTCAAGAAAAATTAGAATTAAGAACATTAGATTCGGGACCATTCAATCAAAAATTAAGTCAATTCTTTGATGACAAAGAAGAGGATATGGAAAAATCAGGAAAAAATGAATATATATTAACTCAAGATGAGGTTCAAGATTATTCACCAAACGAAATTAAAAAAACATTTAGAGATTTTGATGATTCTTCATCAGGATTCCAACAAGTAAGATAATTAAAAGGGTCTTCGGACCCTTTTTTTTACAAAACAATTTGACAAACCCACGGCTGACACTTATACTTTTATAAACCTTTAAATATTTTAAACACTATGGCGACAAATTCATTAGACGCAGTTTTGGCTCAATACGAGAAAGCAAAACAAGGTAGTACTTCTTCTACCTCAAAATTCACACAAGAAGAAAGAATGAAAAAATACTTCGCGGCAATCCTTCAAGATAAGGAAACTCAAGGCCAAAGAAGATTAAGAATCTTACCAACAACAGATGGTTCTTCACCATTTAAAGAAGTTTGGTACCACGAGATTCAAGTTGATGGGAAATTTCAAAAATTTTATGACCCGGGAAAAAATGACAATGAACGTTCACCCTTAACTGAGGTTTACGAAGAACTTCGTTCAACAGGAAAAGAGGATGACAAAAAATTGGCATCAAATTACTTAGCACGTAAATTTTACATTGTTAAAGTTATCGATAGAGATAACGAAGAAGATGGTGTTAAATTTTGGAGATTCAAATCTAACTACAAAAATGAGGGTATCTATGACAAAATCATCCCTATCTACAGAAACAAAGGAGATATTGCTGACCCTGAAAAAGGTAGAGACCTTATCCTTGAATTAACCAAAGCTAAAACTCCAAAAGGGGCTGTTTACACGGTGATTCAGACAGTTATGTACGATGACGCAGCACCAATTCACGAAGATACAAAACTTGCTGAAAGTTGGGTTAACGATGAATTAACATGGGAAGATGTTTACTCTAAAAAACCTGTTGAGTACTTAGAGGCGATTGCAAGAGGTGAAACACCAAAATGGAACTCTGACAAGGGTGGTTACGATTATGGTAACTCTGATGAGGGTGAAATTTCCTTTGGTGGTTCTAAACCATCGGCACCTATTGATACACAATCGGATGATGAACCGGATGACGATATGCCATTCTAATCAAAAAAAAACTTGGACATATAACTTGGACACTTGGACTAACCAAGTGTCCAACTTGTCTAAAAAACTAACAAAAATTAAATTAACATATACATATGGCAATAAAAAAGAAAACATTCTCGTTAGAGGATATAAAGGGTAAATTCTCTACAAAAACAAAATACAAACCTGAAAGTTTCTATAACTGCGGTGAAGCTTTTATGGATGCTTGTGGTTTACCCGGACCTGTAATGGGGGGTATTAATATGTTCTTGGGTCATTCCAATTCTTCAAAAACAACGGCAATGATATTAGCGGCAGTTGACGCTCAAAAAAAAGGTCATTTACCGGTGTTTATTATAACGGAAAAAAAATGGAGTTGGGAACATTCGGTTGAGTTAGGTTTACAAGCCGAACAAAATGAAAACGGTGAGTGGGATGGGCATTTTATTTTTAATGATAGTTTTGAAACTATAGAACAGTCTACGGATTTTATAAATGAAATACTTGACGCTCAGGAAAGGGGTGAATTACCTTACAGTGTTCCTTTTTTCTTTGATAGTATTGGTAGTATCCCTTGTCAAATGACTTTCGAAGGAAAAGGTGGGGGTATGCACAATGCTAAGGTTCTTGCTGATAAAATAGGTATGGGTATCCATTCTAGAATTTCAAAATCTAAAAAAGAGGACTATCCTTACTACAATACTTTAACTGTTATTGTACAACCTTGGGTTGAGTTACCTGACTCACCTTTCGGCCAAGCAACTATAAAACCTAAGGGAGGAAATGCGTTATATCTTGCAGCTTCTTTGGTGTTTTTATTTGGTAATCAAAAAAATGCTGGTGTTAGTCATATCACAGCAACTAAAAATGGGAGAACCATATCTTACGCGGTTAGAACAAAAGTATCTATATTAAAAAATCACGTAAATGGTATTGCTTATAAAGATGGTAAAATTATTGCCGTACCTCAAGGATATATTGCGGACACAAAAGAGGCTTTGGAGAAATATAAAAAACAATATTCTAGTTATTGGGGAGCAATCCTTAGTGGTACAGGTGAATTGGTGTTAGATGAGATAGGTGAAGATGATTCTGACGAATAAAAAAAAGTTATAATAATTCTACTTTTTTATAATTTGTAGATATTTATTAGTATGGGAAGAAAGAAAAAAGAAGAAATTGAAAAAAAAGTTAAAATTGGTGTTTCGGTTGACCCAGAATTACCTCAATACTTTAAGGATAAATCTATAAATTTATCTTCCCTTGTTAATAAATTATTAAAAGAATATATTAAAAATGGAAACTAAAATTTGTATTGAATGTGGTTTGGAAAAATCTTTATCTGAATTTTATAAAAGAACTGACACCCCAACCGGTTATAGAAATAATTGTAAAGAATGTAAATTAAAAAATAACCATACTTGGTCAAAAGAAAATAATGAAAAAATTATAAGTATTGGAAAAATTTGGAGGGAAAAGAATAAAGAAAGTATTCGAGAAAGAATAAAAGAATGGGAGATAAAAAACTATCAAAAAATCAGAGATAGAAAAAATAAAAGAGCAAAAGAAAGAAGAAAAGAAGACCCAATTTTTCATTTAACAAATAAAGTTAGATGTAGATTAAGAAAATACTTAATTACTCTTAATATTACCAAAAAAAACAAAACTTTTGACATCGTAGGATGTTCTCCGGAATTTCTAAAAGAACATTTAGAAACCCAATTTACTGATGGTATGAGTTGGGATAACCGGAGTGAGTGGCACATTGACCACATTATTCCATTATCATCGGCAAAAACAGAAGACGAACTTTATAAGTTGTGTCATTATGAAAATCTCCAACCACTATGGGCTGAAGATAATTTGAAAAAGAGTAACAAAATTTTATAGTAACGAATACAAACAAAACAAATGACTAAAACACTTTTGGTCGACGGAAATTACCTATTAAAAGTTGGTGTTTGCGGAGTTAAAGATTTTTTTAACGGAACAAAACATATAGGTGGGTTATGGCATTTTATTAACACAATTAGACGTTTGATAGATGAAGAAACCTATGATAAGGTTGTTGTTATGTGGGATGGAGATAATAATTCATCCGCCCGAAAACTTATTTACCCCCAATATAAAGAAAAACGACGTATAACCGAAGATTTCAAAGATGAATCTTTTGAAGAACAGAAAGAGAGAATCAAACAATACTTGGAGGAATGTTATATAAGACAAATCAACGTAGATAATAACGAAGGTGACGATTTGATTGCTTACTACTGCCAAATCTCGGAAAACGAACAAAAGACTATCTATTCGGGGGATAAAGACCTTACCCAACTAATTTCTAATAAGGTATCGGTATTTTATCCGAGAACCAAACAGACTTACCACGTTGGAAGTAAAATCAAATGTGATTTTTACGAATTTCCCCACGAAAACATTAGGACTTACAAAATTTTATCAGGAGATAAATCGGACAATATTGATGGTATTTCAGGGTTGGGAGAGAAAACTCTTATAAAGTTTTTTCCTGAGTTACTTGAAAAACCAGTTTCAATTACCGATATTTTAGAAAAGGCTGAAATTCTACTGAAGGAAAATAAAGGTAATAAGACATTACAAAATTTATTATCTGGTAAAAGTAAGAGTGGGATTTATGGAGATGAATTTTTTGTGATTAATGAAAAAATTATAAATTTATCAAATCCATTAATTAGTGATGATGCTAAGGAACTTGTTGAATTGTATTATAAAGAAACCTTAGACCCTGACGGAAGGGGTCATAGGGGTCTTATTAAAATGATGATGGAAGACGGGTTTTTTAAGTATCTACCAAAGGGGGATGATGCGTGGGTTAATTTTGTTAGACCCTTTATGAAATTAACAAGAAAAGAAAAAAGAAATTACAAAAACAATTAAAACTATGAAAGACCAAGATTCGGTAAAACTAGAATTCTTAATGATGGTAAATGATAACATCATTGTGCAGAGATTTTTTAACGTGAGAGAGTTTAATAATGAGGCAAAAAACTCATTAGAACTTTATGAATTACTCCTTGATTTTAAGGATGATATTCAAACACAATTAAAAATAAAAACCGTAACATATATGTCGGATAATATGTACGAAATTATTAACAATCCGGCCATTTTAGATACGTCTTATATTGACGGTCCGGAGTACTTTAACATCTTCATTAAACAAAATGATGTGACAATTTGTCATAGACAGATAGATGCTAAAGTATACCCCCCAAAGATAAGATATACTGTGGATGTACGCCCACACCTAAAAAACTTATTGATGAACTTAACTGACATCTTTTCATCAAAAGATTTAACAAAAAAATATTTAGAAGTTAACCTAAGTGTATAGTATTTATTAATACACTAAAAGAAAAATATATGGCGTCAAACAAAAATTTTGAGTATTTGGGGAGTACCTTTCAGATACAATTATTAAACCAAATCATCATCGACAAAGACTTTTCAAGGTCAATTATAGATGTGATTGAAACAAGTTATTTTGAGAATAAATACTTCAAATTAATTATTCAAATGATTAAAGAGTATTATACAAAATACGAACACACACCAACCTTTGACACATTAGAACAAATTACAAAATCTGAGATACAACAACCTCTAGCGTCAAAAATCATAATTGACACCCTTACAAAAGTTAAGGAATCTACGCTTGAAGGGGCTGAATTTGTACAAGAAAAATCTATGAAATTCTGTAAACAACAGGAGTTACAGAAAGTAATGGTTAAAGCTCAAAAAATCATCGATACCGGTGAGTTTGAGAGTTATGACACATTAGAGGAAATGGTTAGTAAGGCATTACAAGTTGGGGAACACGACAAGGGAACGGAAAGTGTTTTTAGTAACTTAGATGATGTTCTAAACGAGGATTATCGTCATCCGATACCTATGGGTATTCCGGGGATAGATAGACTCTTAAAAGGAGGGTTGGCTAAAGGTGAAATCGGTGTTATTTTAGCACCAACAGGTGTAGGTAAATCAACTTTACTTACAAAAATCTCAAATCACGCATTTAATTTGGGATATAATGTTTTACAAATATTCTTTGAGGATAACCCAAAGATTATCCAACGTAAACACATTACATTATGGACAAAAATTCACCCGGATGAATTGTCTGTAAGAAAAGATGAAGTTATGGTTAAGGTTCAAGAAATTAAGAGTAAAATGCCTAATGAATTGATACTTAAAAAACTTCCATCTGATACTGTAACGATGATGCAGATTAAAAATCAAATCAGAAAAATGATTTCAGAAGGAATCAAAGTTGATATGGTATTATTGGACTACATTGACTGTGTAGTTCCGGATAAAAACTTGGGGGATGAATGGAAATCTGAAGGGTCAGTGATGAGAGGTTTTGAATCTATGTGTCACGAACTTGACTTAGTTGGATGGACGGCGACTCAGGGTAATAGAAGTTCAATATCTTCGGATGTTGTAACAACCGACCAAATGGGTGGGTCTATTAAGAAAGCTCAGGTTGGACACGTAATTATTTCCGTGGCAAAATCTCTACAACAAAAAGAAATGAAACTAGCAACGATTGCTATTACTAAATCACGTATTGGTGATGACGGGGTTGTATTTGAGAACTGTAAATTTGATAACGGTATGTTAGAGATTGATACTGAAAGTTCGGTAACCTTTTTAGGATTAGAAGAACAAACCGAAGAAAGAAATAGACAGAGAATAAAGGACTTGTTAGACAAGAGAAAAGAAAAAAATCAACAACAAAATTAATTAAAATGAAAGAAAAAATATTAGAACCAAATAACGACCGATTTGTTATTTTTCCCATAGAACATAATGATATATGGGAGTTTTACAAACAACATCAAGCTGCGTTTTGGACAGCAGAAGAAGTGGATTTATCTAACGATATTAGAGATTGGGAAAACTTATCGGATAATGAAAGATATTTTCTTAAAAATATATTAGCATTCTTTGCGGCATCTGATGGTATTGTAAATGAAAACTTGGCTGAAAATTTCTTAAAAGAAGTTCAATATGCTGAGGCAAAATTCTTCTACGGGTTCCAAATTATGATGGAGAATATTCACTCATTAATGTATTCATTATTGATTGACACTTATGTCTCTAATGACACTGAAAAAGACGAGTGTTTTCACGCGATTGATAGATTACCAGCGGTTCAAAAGAAAGCTAAATGGGCTCTTGATTGGATTGAGAACGCTTCCTTCCAAGAAAGATTAGTAGCGTTTGCGGCGGTTGAAGGTATCTTCTTCTCAGGTTCATTCTGTTCTATCTTTTGGATGAAATCAAGAGGAATTATGCAAGGATTATGTAATGCTAATAGTCTCATCTTTAAAGATGAGAATTTACACTGTGATTTTGCAATTCATTTGATTAACAATCACGTTGAGAACAAACCAACCGAAAAAAGAATTAAAGAAATCTTACTTTCAGCATTAGAGATTGAAAAAGAATTTATTACTGAATCATTACCGGTATCTTTAATTGGTATGAACTCAAACTTGATGAAACAATATCTTGAATTTGTGACCGATGGTTTATTAGTTAAGTTTGGATGTAAAAAACACTTTAATGTGGAACAACCATTTAAATTTATGGAACAAATTGCTGTTGAAACAAAAGGTAACTTCTTTGAATCAAGAACCATGGAGTATCAGAAAGCAAAATTAGGTGAGTCATTAACATTTACAGAGGATTTTTAATATGATGTCATTAAAGATAAAAAAAAGAGGGGGTGACGAAGTTTCGTTTAACCCCCAAAAAATATACAGTAGAGTCAAAAGAGCTGCTAAGGGTATGAATGTGAATGCTGATGAAGTATTCATTAAGGTAATTACTTCGGTACCAACTGAGGGTGTTATTACAACAAAAGAGTTAGATAAATTGGTTTACGAGATTGCTGCGGCATATACTGGAAGTCATCACGATTACTCAAGACTAGCGTCATCTGTGGCAATATCTGCGTATCACAAAGAAACTGATGAAAGTTTCTGTAATACTATGAAACGTTTATATGATGATGATATCATCAACGACCTTTTAATGGACACAATTACACAATATGGTCCTGAAAATATTGATGCCGTAATAAATCACGAGAATGATTACAATTTTGATTATTTTGCGTGGAAATCACTATCAGAAATGTATTTGTTAAAAACTCCGGAAGGTGTTGTAATTGAACGACCACAACATATGTATATGAGAGTGGCTTTGTGGGTTACCAAATCATTTGGTGAAGCGGTTGAGTATTATAACTCATTATCTAATCAACTTATCTCTCCGGCAACACCAATTATGATTAACGCCGGAACCAAAACACCTCAACTAGCGTCTTGTGTGTTAAAATACAATAATGGGGATTCAAGACAAGGTTTATTAGACACGTTTAACGACATTTCAACATATTCGTCAGATGCTGCCGGAATTGGGTTATGTATGTCAAACATACGTAGTAAAGAAAGTCGTATTAACTCATCAGGTGGATTTGCCGGTGGTTTATTAAAATACTTAAAAATTGTTAATGAAGGACTAAGATTCTTTAATCAACAAGGAAGAAGACCGGGTAGTGCCGCTATCTACATAGAACCTTGGCATAAAGATATTATTGACCTACTTGAAATTAAAAAGAATACGGGTGCTGAGGAATTGAGAGCAAAAGATTTATTTACCTCAATTTGGTTACCGGACAACTTTATGAATGCGGTTAAGAATAATGGTGATTGGTATTTGTTCTGTCCTAACGACATTGTTAAAGCGGGTATCAAACCATTACAAGACACTTACGGTGATGAGTATGAAGAAAACTACAATAAAGCTGTTGAACTTGGTTTAGGTAAGAAAGTGAAAGCTCAAACAATTTGGAATAAAATTATTGAATCTCAGGTTGAAACCGGAGTTCCTTATCTATGTTCCAAGGATAGTGCTAATAGAAAAACAAATCATCAAAACATTGGAGTGATTAAACAATCTAACCTATGTAATGAGATTTACCAATATACTGATGAAAATACTACGGCAATCTGTACATTATCATCTATGGTTTTGAAAAACTTTATCATTAAAGGGGAGTTTGATTTCAAATTACTATATAGTGAGGTTAGAAAGGTTGTTAGAGCACTTAACAAAGTTGTTAACATTAATAGTTATTCAACCGAACAAGGTAGAAAAGGTGGTTTAGAACAAAGAGCAATTGCAATTGGAACACAAGGTCTTGCGGATGTATTTTATTTAATGGATTACATTTTCACATCGGAAGAGGCAAAAAAGTTAAACAAAGAAATCTTTGAAACAATCTATTTTGCGGCCATCACCGAGAGTATGAAACTATGTAAATCGGGAGAATACGAACCGTATAAATATTTTGAAGGGTCACCAATGTCAAAAGGTGTATTCCAATTTGATATGTGGGGATTAGATTACGAAGGTTTAGGTGGAATGTGGGATTGGGATAACCTAAAATTAGATGTATCCAACCACGGGGTTTGTAATTCGTTATTTACCGCTCAGATGCCGGTAGCATCATCCGCTAAAATTACAGGTTCATTTGAAATGACAGAACCGGCTCACTCGGCATTATTTAATCGTCGTGTTGTTGGGGGTGAAAT